GATTGAGCAGCAACTTCTATACCCGCTGCAAATTTCCTAGCTAAATTTTTATAATTATTTGAGTAAGGAACGTACATAGGAAACTCGGCTCCGGTTTCAGGGATTGCTCCATAATTAGTAGTAATACAATATAAACCAGCAGCCATTGATTCNAGTAAAGATATACAAAATGTTTCTTCCCATATACTAGGGTATGCAAATATCTTATAGTCTTTTAAATGTTCTTTAATATATTCATTAGGTTTGTATCCAATGTAATTTACATTAGGTAATTTTTTTGCTTGATCATATAGATCAGTATAAAATTCATCATTTAATTTTTTAAANTGTTCTCCATAAATTTCACAAGATGAATATACATCTAAAGTAATTAAAGGGTTCTTAACTAACTGCATAGCACCTAGTAGTACAGATAAACCTCTCCAAGGAGTTGAATGGTGTATTATCTTAATAGGATCTCCTTTTTTATATTCTGTAGTTGGTTCTATTTGGTCTATACCATTTTTTATTACTACGCATTTTTCTCTAAGTAAATCAAAGGTTTGCGTGAATTTTTCAAAATTCCAATTAGAATTAAATACATACCAATCATACTTACTATGGTTAGATTTATCTTTAAACCAAGGTGCTAAATTAGCTTGATCATATGAATTTTTTTGCCAAAGTATATTTACTTTAGTAGGATGTAATGCAATTTTTTCAGGAACAGATGTACAAATTTGAACTTGATCTAATAATTTAGAATCAACGTATTTTTTTAAATATTCAAACTGAAGTTCTGTACCACCTCTAGGGTTTTGGTTTGTCATTATTTTTATTCATTACTTTCTGTAACAGATTTAAACCTTTGGAAGATACTTGAACTCTTAAGTCTTGTACCACATGATCTGCTTTTGTTTCTGTATTAGGATTATTTATATCAGAATCTTTTTCTTGATCATCTTTATATACATAACCTGTTTTAGTATTTCTAATTGTAATTATAGTAGTACAATTAATTTTTAATATATCATCATCCATTATCATCTCTATTTATTTCTAGTAACGATGCCACAACATGTAACTCATTAGCATCAGATGCAGTAACTTTCAATATCTCATTTTCTAATAATACCAAAGGTTCTGTTAACAATTGTTCAGTAGTATTAGAAGCTATTGATTTAACTTTAAATAAACTGAATACATCACTTGCTGCATTAGTTAATGTTACGGTTAATGTTGCTGCACTTCCAGCGTCGTTTGATACTAATAAAGATTTTATAATAGCTCTAGAGTTACTAGGTGCTGTATATAATGTAGTAGCATTTGTTGTAGTTAAATCTACTTTTGCATTTGTATATATGTTAGCCATTAAACCAAGTGAACCTTTCTAAATCTTCTTTTTGATCTTGTAAGTAGGTAGTATTAAGCTGTTGTTTCATAGTTGTCAAGGATTCCATTATCTGTCTTTGATTCTCTACTTCATATTCTTGTTTTGGTTCAGGTATATATGCAGTTATTTTAGCCACTATCTTCTACCATCTGGTTTTGCGTCAAGTCTTAATGTGCCATAACGCCATGTTTCACCTGTACTATCATTTTCTATTTTAATAGATACTAATCTTCCTCTAGCACGTGTATCAATTTTATCCGTAGATGATGTCACTGTAAAGGGACCAAGAGGTGAACCTGCAGCTGTGTTGTTTGGATAATCATTTAATAGTAAAGTAATTTTTGAATTACCTGTTAACACTTGAAAATCAGGTATAAATCTTTTAACTGACATAAAAAAATCACCATCACCTCTATAATCAGGCATAGCTGTAGTGCCTCCCATCATACCTTTACCTGCTGTTATATCAAAATCTCCCGATTGAATAAATGCATCAATAGAAGTTGTACCCGAGCTATTAACCTGATCAGTTCCTACTTCATGAGCATAATAAGTTGATGCTCCATTTATATTAGTTATTCCTTTTATATCAAAAGAAGGAGTTGCAGTCGTACTATATTCTGTTGCATAAGGTAAATCATAAACACCTTGATCTACATAAGTGCTTCTTCCTAATGAAGAAGTAGTCCAAAGTTTTTCTGCATAATTATATGTTACACACCTATCATTTTGCACTGAACTATCTTTTGGATAAAACCAATTAATTTCGTTATATAAAGTATTATGTTCTGCGTAAACTACTTCTGCTGCATCATAATTAATTCCTAAATTATCTCCTTTTGTAGTAAATACAAAATCTTCTACTAAACAAGGTATAGCTTTTACAGTACCATCAAACATGAAAAAACCACCTTCACCAGACATCCAAAAAACAATACCATTGGAATAACTTAATGCGTTTTGAGAAATTAATCCACAGTTTGTACCTACTTGTCTAACTGAAAATGTAAATGGAGGTCCTACATATTGAATAACATATGCTGAACTATCTGTTAAAACTAAAGTATAATCTTTTCCTGAAACAGCACCAATAAAAGGTTACCTTTATCTAATCTAAAAGTTCCTGCTGTGTTAATTGCTGTTGGTTGATATGTGTTAAAGTCTTCTTGATTTGAAAATCTAATAAACATTGGATCTTGTGTAGATGTGTTTCCAATAGTTGTTTCTGTTCCAAAATGAAATACATGTCTATCTCTATCTGATACTTGAGTTAGTCTTGTTGCAGTAGGTGCATTAACCATAACTGTTGCTCTAATATCTCTTGCTCCACCAACCCCTGAATTCCAAGTAAATGTTTTACCATTGTGTACAGTTGCAACTAATACTTGTCCAAAGTTATCAAGTGACCAGTTTCCTGGATCCAGAATCGTAGATGAAGTTAATGAAGGTTGTCCCCATGCAGTATAAAATTCAACTGATGCTCCTGAACTATGTGCTGCTCTGGTTCCGGCAACAGCTCTTGTAATACCTGTTAAATTGTTTGATGAAATACCTGTGTATGAAATAAATTCTGCATCAACTTTAATTACTCCAGATGTTGGAAAACCAGAAGTAGAGGCTAAAGCAATAGTTGTTCCAGATCCACCTGTACCTGCTGTGTTGTCAGATAAAGCTCCATTCAATGTACTTTTAACTCCTGAAGCACCAGCCCATGTAGATGTACCCCAACCAAAACCTGCAGTTTGAATTGTAGGTCCAATAAATACATAAGGGTCAATTTGTGCTGAACCTGTTGCTGTACTAGCACCAGCTGAGTTTGTAGGCATTGTAATTTGAAAAGTATTTTGTTGTGCATTTAAAACTTCAAATGTACTATCTGTAAAATCAGCCACTGAGTAACCAGAGTTTGTTGGTATAGTTACACTTGAAAAGGTTACATATCTACCATTGGATAAATTGTGAGAAGCTTTATTTACAGTCACAGTTGCTGATCCAGAAGTAACTGTAAAAGTTGCTCCGGCTATTCCTGTATCTAACGGAGTAATGTCATAAAGTTTATCAGAATAATAAACAAACAAACCTGATGATGTTCCTATTGCTACATATTTTTCACCTTCTATAGAAGTGAAAGCATGTTGTGCTCTGGCTGCTCCAGGTAAAGTTTGATTAGTAGTTGTTAACTGTTGCCAACCACCTATTTTTTCAGGTAGACTATATCTAAATCTTACAAAGTCTCCATCTACCCATTGTGATTCTCCAGCAGAATCTGTAATTTGTTTATTAAATCCTGGTTTAAAATTAAGTTTTTGTAACATAATTATCTTGCCGTTGCAGGCACTCCTTCTGAAGTTACAAATGGGTTTTCTGCAAAAGCCATATACATATATGAAACTCCTGAAGCATTATAATTTTCAGAAATTCCTCTTCTTTGTTTAAAACCATTACTTAAAAAATCAACGTTTCTATCAGTACCTAAATTTGATGCATCATTTTCATCATCATTTCTATTAGCAGCCAATATTTTATTATTAACATTTAATGGACTTCTTTTATTGTCCCACATCCCCCAATTATAATATGTTCCACCTGCAGATATAGATTTAATCATAAGAAAAGCGGGTTTAAATCCTGTCCAAACAAATGGACCATTATCACTACCATTACCTGTATAGGTACTACATTTTGAATAACCTTTTATATCTGTAAAACAATATGCAATATAATTATAAGCTTGACCTGAACCTAATTCGTTACCTACACTAAAAACAGAACTGGTTGGTAATGTATTATTCCATACTACAGCATCTGTTGCAGCTGCTGCTGTTCCGTTTAAACGTAAACTTTGATTAGCAGCTAAACCACTATGCCATGTTACCCAATCTCTACCATGTCCTCCACCAGTTGTTGAGTAGTTTCTATTTTTAACAAGTATTGCAGTAGGTGTTGCACCTAAACCATGTCCAATTGTTCTAGCAGCTCCTACACCTGTATAAGATACAACACTAAAACCAGCTGCTGTATTTACAGAAACTGAACTTGTTATACTTCCATTACTGTTTGATGATGCACTTCCACCAGCTTTCCAATTCCATGATACATAATTATTAGAAGAAGTATTAGTTACAGAGTCAGAACCTAAACTAAAACCATCACTGCTAAAAGCAGTTAACCCTGTAGAAGAAGTTTGTTCATATAAATCTGTACTACTTTGTACATATTTTGTTGCACCAGTTACTACATTATATAAGTTATGATGTGCTGTAGCTCCTATATTTTTTAACCACACAAAGTCAGGTTGAAAATTAACTCCTGAAACTGCTAGTGTTCCACCATTACCAGTGTACAGAACTGTATTAAAATACTCGTCTGGTTTATCTATAGTTGTATAAGCCATTATCCAAACTCCGTTAAATTTTTTGTATTCAAAGCATAAAACCCTGAAGGCACTGCATATTCAAAATTTCCGTAACCATTACCATCACTATTTCCTGATGCAATAGTTGCAGCTGAATTACCAAAATTAAAAAAGTTTTGTTGTAATGAACCATTAGCTATTCCAAAAGAAGGTACATAAATTTTACCTGAACCCGCAGTAAATAAATTACCTTGAGAAACTCCATTTTTATATGCAACAAGAATACCATTGTCTGCATCATAAGAAAAACTTAAAATATCATCGTCTGTATAAGATGCTCCATAAGAGCTATTACTTTGATCAATTTGTTTATTTCCTGTGTTTAGATACCAGGCTTCCCCTCCGGGAGAACCATTATAAAGATGAGCACCATCTGTAAATATACCAAAGGAAGCTCCGTTAGCCATATTTGCTCCTACCTTTACTTCCCAATACCATTTTCCTGATTGCATTCTAAAAGTAGCTTCTCCTCCCCAGTTAAGACTTGTATTTCTATTTGTAGCAACTGTAGCTCCGTCTTCCCATTCAGAGGGAACACCATTAGAACCAGAAGTTGGAACATACAATGGATTTCCAGTACACCAATTATTACTAGGTGCATCTGCTGCTTGATTAGTAGTAGCTAAATTAACTGAGGTCCAATCATTATTATTTCCAGATGTATCATCTCCTAAGGCACTTGCAGTTTGAAACTCAAGATAAAAACCAGTAGTTCCAAAAGTTAATCCACTTATTTGTTTAGGTTTCCAGATTCCTGAATTTGTATCCGTTTCTCCAAAAGAGGAAGGAGTTAATTGTTGACCATCTATTAAAACAAATTCTGACATGTAGCCATCAAAACCATGACTAGTATTAGTGGTATCCATAGCAATTCTATGTAAGCCAGCGTCTGTCATATCTCCAGTGTAGTTTTGAGCAGGATAAGTTTCTGTTGCAAACGAAGTAACTTGACTTCCATTTACATATATTTTAACTCTATCACTAGCTGTGCTTTGAGTAGTATCAACTGCAACAACTACATGATACCAAGCAAAAATATCTCTAAATACAGCATTAGTTATTAAACTACCTGCACTACTTCCACCAAACATATATTGAAGTTGATCAGTTCCACTAGGAGCAAATCTTAAAGCATCTTCTGTATTGTTATCTGGATTATCTGCAGCTATTACATAAGCTTCTTCTCCAACGTTGCTTCTTTTTAACCAAACAGAAATTGTATATTTAGTTCGTGTTCCTGCACTTGAAGGAGTTCTATGTAAATAATCTGGAGTAATATCATCAAACCTAGCTGAGTTAAGTACTTCGTAAGACGAAGATCCACTTTGATTTCCACCAGTGATTATAGCCATACTAAGCTACCTCCTCTGGCCACTCTCCTAAAGGTCTAGTAACGTTTCCATTACCGTCATCTGTATAAGTATATAATGTTTTTAATTCATCTATACTAGTTGCTGCATCTATTGCAGTTTCCATTTCATCTGACTTAGTTCTAATTGATGTTCTAAAATTTGATATGTTTGTTGGTATTGAATACTCTGTAACTTCACTTGCTTTAATCACATACCAATCAGTTGATGTAAGTAATGAGCTTGCCTGTCTTTTAATAGTTTCTTTCTTTTTAACTTTTTCTTCTTCTAAATTTTTTTCAACAGAAGTTTGCCAAGATTCCGTTACTTGACCATTTGAAAATACTATTGTCGAATTTGAGTTATTATAATATTCTGGATCTTTATAGTTTGAATTATCTATAACTACTTCATATAAACCAATAGCTTCTTTTTCTTCTTTAGTCCATTTACTAAATATGTCAGAAGAGTATTGCATATCATTAAATACAAACCCTTTTGAATTATTAAAAGTTTTTACTACCTGTTCGTTTTTTACTAAAGCCCACATATTATTCCTAACTTAAAGTTAAATTTTGATTTCTACCTATCTCTAACCATTTACTTCCATTATATCTAAAAACAAATACATCACCTTTGTTTGCTGTCGAAGTTAAGGTTGGAGCCGCATCATTTTTAAATTCATACGCAGCGTTCCATGTTAAAGTTCTAGAACCTGTACCATCTTGAATTACTAATAAAGAAACAAATTGACCAGCAACCCCATTAGATGCTGCGCTTATACTTCTATTACCAGCTAGTGTTACTTTTGCAACAGGTGCTGCTTGAGAATCCCAAGAAATAGTTGATCCATCTGTTAAAGCAACTTCTGGATTGTAAGCTGCATCATTAAACTTAACTTTACCTGT